TAGGACGCACTGTAGGCATCCGAGATGTACTTGGTGCCTGGACGGTTGCGCACGCCACCGTAGAGCATGGCAATGAAGTTGCGACACGTCTTCAAGCTCGTCTGGTACTTGGCCAGATCGACGCGACCATAGAGCGAAGGCGAGAGCTCGCCGCCGGTAAATGAAGGTTGAATGACGCTATTGCCCATGCTTACCTGCGGATCATGGTGAATTCTGACTCAGGCGGCTGGCCCTCGTATGCCTCGTTCATCGAGTGCGCTGCGGCAGTCGAGACTGTCAGCATGTACGCATCTCGCGCCTGCTTGGCCACATTGGGCTGCACTGCAAGGGGCATGGCGATCTCACTGGCCAGCAGGTAAGAGAGCGCCGAGACAAAGATCGGGTCATAGAGCGTGGTGTCTTCCACGCGTGCGGTATAGACCAGCATTGCTTTGGGCTGGTTGGTGAGCAAAACTTTTTGACCACCCTCGTTGGCGATCTCGTATCGCACGCGCTGCTCGGTAATGAAGATGCTCTGGCCAGGCACCTCGTAAGTGCCAGGAAGCACCGGCGTGCCCGGCATCAGAATCGTTCGGGCCTTGAGAAAGTCGTCCGGCAGCGCGTACTTGTAAGCCCACTGCTCGGGTGGCGTGCCCGCATCGGCGAGCAAGACTTGCTTCTTGGCAAAGTTCCACAAGCCATCTCGCAGCGCAAAGTCGCGCATGGGCTCATAGAACAGGCTGCAGATGCGCGCCTCGTTGGTGGCCTCGTTGAGGTTGGAGATAAACGAGCTCACGCCAATGCGCGCCAGAGCCATGTTGCAGATTTGCACGACCGATGACATGTCTTGCCCTTTATGTTGCTGTTGCGATTTCCTTCACCGTCAACAGCAGCGACGGTGAGATTGGCTTGCCTACCTCTGCGGCGTGATACGCAATTGTGACATTGGCATCGTCCGTTTCCCACATGATCTGCACGTAGTCGCCAGCGTTAAGCGTCAGCCAAAAGTTCTGCGATGGGATCAACGTGCCAGGCGTGCCGCCATGCGAGGATGGCACGCTGTAGATAAACCGGCTGTTGGCAATGTCGTTGCCATTGACGCGGCCCCACAACTCAAACGTGTGCGCCTGGCTGTCAGCGTTGTGAATATGCGTGGATAGCTGGAACTCGTAGATCGCAGTGCGATCGACGTAGATCTTGGAGCTCTCTGCAACACGCACGCCACGCGAGATTGCCTGCGTGCCGAATGTCATGGCCACCGCGCCAGACCCATCGGTCTGATTGCTTGTGTCAAAGAACACGCCCAGGCGCGGAGCGCGAGCCCAGTAAAACTCGCTGCCGTCTGGATCGCGCACGCCAACGATGTCCGACGTCTGTGCGTCGTACAGAAAATTAGAGTTGGACCGTTGGCGCACGATCATGTCTTAGGCCTTTCCGTACATGATGGTGGCTGCGTCTTTGGCTTCACCCGCTCGCACCTCGAGCTCGGTGATCTGCAGCTCCACGCGCTGATCGGTGACCTCTTGGGTGTTGTACTGGCTCACCGTCTTCACGTAGGCGTTGGCGTGCAGCATCATCTTCGCGCCGACCTCGGGCAGATCCTTGATGCCCAGCTTCTCGAGCTGGTCCTTTTCCAGGTGAATACACAACCCGTAGGGATACTGCGGGCCGTCGTCTTCCTTGTCCTCGACCTCGCTGTAGGAGATCGTCTCGGACTTGCTCATCTTCATGTCTGCCATCGGCATGGCGCGGTCCTTTGAATTGATCGGGGGCACGAGGCCCCCGGGGTTTAGATCACCTCGCGCTCGGAGACGGGCTGCGCTTTTTGCAGCTCGCCCAGTGCGAGAGGTTCATCCTTCTTGGCAGGCTTGGCCTTCGGTTTGGCTACAGGGGTCGAGTCTTCAACCGGCTCGAACCACTTGCCACTGGCGCCGTCCTTGACTTCAAAGACAGCGCCGGCCCGCTTGCGCTCGCCGCCATAAAAGCCGTCAGCTATCGCTTGTACTTTCATGGCTCACCGATTAGATAGCGTCGGCGTAGGCAGCCCACTTCGCAACATCCTTGGTCAGGAAGGCGTTGGCCTTACCAGACGTGATGTTGTTGGTGTCGGGCGTGTAGGTCACGCCGAGATAGCGCTCGTAAGAGCCCATCGGCAGCGCGATAGCAGCGACCAGGTAACCGGCCACCAGCGTGCCCTTGGCGATCGCGGGTGAAGACCAGTGAACAGTTGGCGAAGTTGCCAAGTTGTCCGTGGAATCAGACACGAGCTTGAAGGTCACGTTAGCAGCGCCACCAGTAGCGGCCACGAGCGTATCGATCTGGATGACCAGATAGAGCGGCTCACCGTTGCCGATGTCACGCGCTGTTGCGCCAAGGTTGATCACATCGCCCAAGACGTATGTGCTGGCAGCATCGCCAACCAGGGTTGCGGCATCGCCGAATTCATTGCGTTCGTCGAGAATCATTTCAATTTCCTTTCTTAGGTGAGGCCGATTAGATACCGGCTTCGGTGTTGGTGATCGAATCGCAGCGGCGGACAGGGATGCCGTCAAACATCGTGACGTGCTTACCGGCCACCTGCTCGATGGTCAGCGTGGATGCAGCCACTTTGTTGGCGATCTGGCGACGCAAGAAGCTGCGCACCGTGCGGTTGACGTAAAACGCAGGACGGCCCATCGACAGCGAAGGCACAAGCTCGACAGCTTGAGTCATCAAGTCAACAAGATCAGGACCGCTGCCGGCGTTCTTGACCAGGTTCTCTTGGTCGATGTTGATACGCACGACATAGCGCCAATCGCGAACCGATAGACCGCAGTCCCAGCGATAGTGGGTACGGTAGGCTTCCATCCGGCCGCCTGCGTTGTCCACGTTCTCGATGGTTACCTGGCCCTTGTCTTCCATGTTCAAGCCGGCCTTGGAACCCTTCGGGTAGATGCCGTGAACAGTGTTCGGACCCCACACCACCAACCAGATGCTGGTGTTGTCGTTGCCATCTGGCGTGGCAGCATCAGTGATGATGTTGTCGCCGTTTGCTGCTCCCTGGTCGTTAAAGCGTGCGCCAAAGCCGGTAAATGCCTCGGGCTCGGTCGATTCATTGCCGTAGAACAGCGTCGAGGAAAATTCCTGGTTCATGCCCTCGATGTGAGCGCGGTCCTCGGACAGACGGAAAGCCGCAGTGTTGCCGTTCAGATCGGCCAAAGCCTTGTCCACCTCGGCGTAGGCTTCGAGCATACCGACCGAGTCAGTTACCTGGACGGTAGTTGACTTGGTGGGCTGCACGCCGCCATAGAGCTTGCGCCATGTCGGAGTGGGCAGACCAGTGCGAATCGTGGTGCGGTGGCCGGTGGGCAGGTTGCCCTCGATCCAGACCATGTCGTCCAGGATTTCGTTGGTTTGGTTGAGAATCTCGGCGATCGTGTCGATCTTGCCGTCCGGGTCCATGCGCTTGGTGATATCCAAGAGCGTGGGATGAGTAGTTGCTAAAACTGACATGAGAATTTCCTTTCGTTCAAGTCATTGTTGGGAACATCTTTTTAGCCGGATCAATCGTCGTGCTCTCTTTTCCGGGAGCCACAAACGTATCCTCGGCCATCGCTTTACCAATGCGCGCAAACACACGCACAAGCTCGGGGTGCGACCCCATTCCTGTCGCGTCCAGCGCTGCGAGGAACTCGGGAGAGCCGAATTTCTTGGCAGCCGCCTGTGCATGACGCACCGACGAATCGAAATTGGTGCCACCAATCTCTTTGTCTGCCTTGATCTCGCCTATCCACGCCTCTATCTGCTTGGCTGCCACTTGTGTCTGCAACTGAGCCGAATCCTGCATGCGCTTGGTATGAAGCTCGACCAGCTTTTGCGCCTGCTCGTTGGACAGATTGAGATCTCGCGCAATCGGTTCAAACTCTGCAATCGCTTGCGGGTCCAGGGTCATCCCTTCGGGTGCCTTGAATTCGTACTTCTCCGGGGCACGGGGTTGTGCATCCTTGTTATCGGTCTGCGTCTCGCCTTGTGCTTGTCCGTTGTTGCTCGCCTGGTCAGTACCAGCAGGTTGACCTGCATCCGTCTTGTTCTCCGTTGTCGCGTTGAACATCACGCCTGCAGCTCCAGCCTGATCGCCACCTTGTGCCGTGGGTGCGGTGTTTGTCTGCACGGCATTTGCTGTTGCGTCAGTCATTGGATTGGTTTCCTTCCTTTGATTCGTTCATCATCACGATGTACGCGTCGGCCGCAGCCTCGTGCACATCCCCTAGTACCATCAAACCCATGTTGCGCATGCCCTCGTTGAAAAACGTGGTGCTGTTTCCCGTAAATGATGTGCGAAACACACCGGCCTTTTCGAGCAAACGCCACACAAACCGTCGTCCTTCGACACTCGACATCACCACGCGCAGATCGTTGAGCTCGCGCTCGCGAAGACGCTCGTCTTTGCGCTTGCGCGTCTTGACCTGATCCTCGTCGGCTGCGTTGAATGTCTTGGCCTTCTCGGTCATTTCTTTTTACCGCCGCCTTTCTTGTAGCCCATAGCTCTGTCCTTTCCAGGTTTAAGCGGGAACCCCGCGGATAGCGTTCATCATCTGGCCAAGCGCTGCGTCATCGGTGACTTGCGTCTCCGATAGCGTCTTGGCGTTCTCGATGCCTTGCGTCATTGCGGCCATCTGCTCGGCGTACTGCTGCTTGGCAGCGCGCTCTTGGCGCGTCTTCTGCACCGCCTGGTCATCGAGCACCAGCGAGGCCGGCACGCCCACCATGTTGGCGTACTCGTCGATGGCCTGGTCGAAGTCGATCTTGTCGAGCACGTCCGGATTGGCCTGCGCGAGCTGGCCAGCAAAGCCCATCAAGCGCTCGATGCCGGTGATGCCGGTGAGCTTCATTGCCTGGGCCATGACCGAGATGTACTCGACCGACAGATCCATGCCCTCTAACTCTTTGGGCGGTGGCGGGACCATGCCCATCTTCACCATGATGTTGAAACTGCGGTCAATCAGCGGATCGAGCAGCTCATCGTTCAGGCGCTCCAGCACCGGGCCGAGCATCAAGAGCTTCTCTTCGTGGCGCTCCTGGATCTCACGCGCTGTGATGTTGCTGCGCGTGTCGTTGGCGATCATCAGGAACAGATCCTCGAAAAATGCTCGGCGAATGCGGCCCTGGTTTTCTTGAATGTCGAGCATGAGCTCGTTGATCCGCGGGTTGATCTCGTAGACCGGGGAAAAGCCCTGCTGGCCCTGGGCCACATCGACGTAGGTGACATCGCCAGGCAGCAAGCTTGCTCGCGTATTGCGCAGCGAGCTCGGTGCCGTCATCGGTGGGTTGACCAGCTTGTCGATTGCCTGGGCCTTGCGCTTTTGCTCGAGCTGCAGCGATTTGATGTCTCCCAGTGCATCCATGCCTGGCGAGTGGCCATAGATGTCCTCGCCAGTAATCGACCAGCGCGGAGCCATGATCGGAAACTCATCAAAGCCAGACTCGCGCAAGAAGATGTCCTGCTCGCAGCCGCGCTCGTAGTACACGCTGCGAAAGCGCTTGAACTTGGCCAAAGGCTTGCGCAAATCGTACTCATCATTGGGCTCGACTGCGTGGACCACGTCGATCCACTGGTCGTACTGGCCGCGATCAAGCATGTTCTTGGTCGACTGCGAAAGATTCTCGCGACCAAACTGCATGGCCAACTGGCGCACCGTCATCTGGTACTCGCGATAGAGCGTGTCCACGTTGCCGCGGTGCGAGGTGCCGATCATGTAGCTGCCCACCGGGAATGCGTAGCAGCGAATCACATCTTCGTCATCTTCGAGCACTGCAAATGCGTGCGTGCCGTAGACGCCAAGATCGGAGTAGGTGATCGGCAGCGTGGTGTAAAGGTTGGAGCGCAGGAACACTTCGGTCATGCGATTGCGGCACATGTCCAGCCACATCTTGACCGGCTGAAACTCGTTTAGCATCGGGTCCGGCGTGCGCAGTTGGAACCACGGCCGCGCCGGTGAGGTGATGCCGGACATCATGCCCGATGCAAGCGTGCGCACAGCCAGCGTGGCCGTGTTGTCCACGATCTTGATATTGCGCTTATCGCCCTTGTTGCGATCAGTGACCAGAAAACGCGACT